TACATCTTTCATTTAACCTAATGCAAACCCTTCAGGTGTTGGATAGTAGTCATATTTATTCCTCATCTATCAAACCTCTAAGCAACTCTATTATCTCTTGTATTGTATCTCTATCGTGCTGCTGCTCTGTGTCTATTTCTATTACTATTTTCATACTTTTCTCCAAGTATTTTTCTTTTTAATTTCTGAGAGTTCGTACAAGTAAGAAGGTATATTCTTTATGTATAAAACTCCTGCGTATTTTTCTGTGGGCTGCGGAGGTCTTTTTAGTTCAAATGGAAAAGGTACGTTCTCTACATATATTAATGTTGCTATATCTTTTTCTATTACTTCTTTTATTTTCCAATAGTACAACTTTGCTGTTGTACTTTTTTCATATCTAAAGAACTTTCCATTTGAGTCTACAAAAAACTTTCCTCTGTGTTTTGATAGTGCCACAAAACTATCAATCATGTGTCTTAAATCATATAAATTTCTATGTGCTGTGTTTAATCTTCTTTGTCCTATGGTAGTTCCAGGTGCATTTGTATCATCTACAACCGCACCTTCACACCATAGTATTCCATCTCGTTTTTCAACTTCGTCAGTATGAAGAACATAGATAGGAAACTCAACATCACTCAGTTTCATACTTTGCTTTAAACTTTCCAAGTGAGTAGTCTTCGTCTACATCAAAATCACAACCAATTGGACAGCCTGGAATTGAGATACCTCGGTCTTTTTCAATACAAGATTTTACAATTTCCATATATTCATCAACATCTTCTTCTTTCACTTCTGCAAGAATTGAGTCATGAACAAGGGCAAAGATTCTCATATCTTTCGTCTTATTTCGTTTGATAATTTCATTGTGGGTATCTATAGCACCAAGAAGGTTGACATCAGAAGCAATTGACTGTACTAGAAAGTTGATTCCTGACCTCACTTCATGAGAAGCGATTCCTTTATCTGTAGAGAATACATTTGGGAGTCGTCTTTTTCTTCCGAAATGAGAGTAAATAAAACCATTATCTTGTATAAACTGCTTCTGATTGTCTAACCATTTTTTAAGCCCAGAGAATTGCTCAAAGTAATCTTTGATAACTGCACTAGCTTCGTTCATGCTAAAATAACTACCTGAGTCTTTGGTAACTTGTTCACTAATTTTCTTTGGTCAGCACCATACATAATACCAAAGGTAACAGCTTTTGCCATTTGTCTTTGTGTACTGTATAGAGTAGCGACTTCATCTACTTCACAAGGTAGGTCGAATACTAACTTAGCAATGTTACTATGAAAGTTGCCTCCGTTTTTAAATACATTCATAAGATTCTTGTCGTTTGCAAGCACAGCAGCACAATATACTTCAGCTGTTGTCAAGTCCATTGCAACTATCTTGTTGCCTTCTGTAGCTTTGATACAACCTTTGACAATTGGATTGTCTCTTGGTATTTGTTGCATATTCATTTTACCACTACTAGAAAGACGGCCTGATGTTGTTCCGTGAAGGTTAAAACCTGTACGAAGTCTACTGTCTCTGTCAAGCTGTGGATAAATTTTATCAAGATATGTAGTCTTGATTTTTACTTTCTGTCTTATGTCAAGAACAAGTTGAGGTACTTCATGTTTTTCAGCTAACTCTTTTAACACTTCCGCATCAGTACTATCCGCACCCGTGCCGGTCTTCTTACCTGTTGGCTCTAGTCCAATATAGTCAAAGAGTAGAGAACGAAGTTGCATAGTACTGTTCGGATTGAAATCTTTACCTGTAATCTCTTCAAACTTCTTAATCTCAGGATAAGTATATAATGTAGCGATGGCTTCATCAATCTGCTCCTGCATAAGCACTGAAGACTTTTCTAGTCTCATTCTATCAAAGGGAACACCAGTATCTTGAATGTCTGTAAGGAATCGGCAGCCTGGTATTAGAATGTCTCGGTATACTCCATACAGTCTTTCATTGGTAAGCAAAGGTTTCTCAAATTTTTGAAAGAGAAGAAAAGTACATACTGCGTCAAGAGCTGCGTAGTCTTTCATAATATCAAATGGAATCATATCCCAAGTAAATTGGTTTTTCAATATTCCATTTCTACGACAATACTCTGCCATCCAGTCATACATCGGCTTCTCATAGTCTCCGTAAGGAGTGTATTTGAGAGATAATTGTTTTAGGCCGTGAGTGCCTGGATTTTCGTCTAACATATAATGTAGTAACATAGTATCTTCAAATCTTGGAAACTTAAATCCAAAATGATACTCAAAGAAGGCTAAGTCAAACTTAGCATTATGAAATACTACTCTTTTCTTATTAAACAACTCTTGTAGAAGTTCTTCTACTCTTTCATCGATACAATCAGTATCAATATATGCACCGTGGTCTGGCTCATAAGATATACTTAATCCCAGCATATATCCATCTCTTGGGTATAATCCTGTTGTCTCAGAGTCAAGTGCAATGAAATCATAAGGTGCTTCTAAAGCCTTGTTTAGAAACTCTATGAACTGTTCAGTATCTTGTATACCATATGCTTTGTCAGAACCAAGTTTCATTACTTGCAGTTCTCCTTTTACATACTTACTTATATTTGTTACTGATTCTTCCCAAGTCTTTTTAGCTTCTGGTTTGAAAGCTAACATTGCTGGGTTTATTACTGGTAGAAATTTATCATCTATAACTCTACCACTATATTCTGTTACTGAACTTTGATTAGTATAAAACTTTAAACATTCAGACCCTATAAGTATTACCCAATCATAATCATCAACATTTATGTCAATATCACAATCTCTTTTTAATACTTTCTTTACAGTTGGGTCTGAACACAGTTGAAACTGGTCAAAGTCAAACTGATTATCAAATAATCTTACATAGTCATTACGACTAGGTTTACTTTCTATTAATGCTATCTTAGCCATATAATTGTTCCTTTAATTCTTTTACTTTGTTCTTTGTTAATGCCCCTGCATCCCCTAACGCTCTTGGCAGTTTTATATTCTTATGAAGTATTTCTGCAACATCACACATTTCAATCACTCGTTGTGCAGCATCTTGACCTGCATCGTCTGGGTCAAATAATAAATCTATGCCTGTTACTCCACTCATTTTTAACAATTTTAATTTTTCTATATCTATGTTTCTTGTGCCAAAACAACAAACACTATTCTCTAGTCCTTTATCATGTAGATTTAATACATCAAATATACCTTCTACTAATATGACTCTACCCTTTATGGGGCGGACTCGAGCAGGAAATAGAGGTAACACAGCTTTTGGGGGATGAATGATATATTTTACTATATCTGTAGGTGATTGACTCCTACAATTAAATGCTACTATTTTTCCTGTCAAGTCCTTAATCGGAAAGGAGAGCCTACCTGTAAAAGGTTTGTCTGGATGCACGAAACAGTCAAATCTTTTATAAGTATCAGGTGAGATTTCTCTCCAGTTGCCTACATAAGGCATAAAATTCTTTGGCATCTTCAAACCAATTGAAGATGACCTTACTTCTTCTATTTTTCTTCTTACTTTTTCTCTACGAATATCTATAGGATTAGAAGGTGCATCAAAGTGAACAAATAAATTACCTTTAAAACCGCACGAAAAACAATTATATACTCCAGTAATTCTATCAATTCTCATACTAGGATTACTGTCATCATGTTCAGGGTTAAGGCATGAAACTATAGCATCTGCAGGAGACAATTTATAAGGTATATTTCTTTCTTGTAATAGTTCTTCTACTGTCATAGCTTATCTCCATTCCATTCTATCCAATCTTCTATTTGCTTTAGTCTCATTGTTTCTTCAAAAATGCGTCTAAATTGTTCTCTTGAAGGCAAAGGTACTATAACTGGTAACTTCTTTATAAAATATAAGTATGCTTTGTCTAATTGTTTTTCTGTGTACAGTATCATAAGTCGTCTACATCTTCTCCAGTTTTCATACTTTTTGTCATTTCTTCTTTTTCTTTAGGATTAATCGCAGACTGAGGACCGATTTTAAGTGTTTCCCAGTCAATAACACTGTCAAAACTTTTCATAACATTACTACGCATTTTTGTGCAGTTAAATGTCATACAATTGTCTTCTTGTTCCCATGTTTCTAGTGAGTAGGCTGCATCTGCAGCATCAAGTATACCTTTTGCAAACCTAGCCTCTCCACTTGCATCAGTTTGATAAGGTGCAAAGAACATAGTCTCATATTCTTGTGCATACAACTTCATTTTCTTACTTACTTCTATTTGTTCTGTCCAGTCATATTGACCAGATCGACTTGGTGCATTGTGGCGCTTCACTTGGTTCAGATAGTCAACTATTACAACACCGACATCAAGTTGATTAACCTTTTTGTCGAGTTCTGACTGTATCTTGGAGAGAGTTAGTGCAGGGTCATAGATTACATCTATTTGCCTATCTTTGTGTAGCTGGAGTCTTGTTAGTTTATCATGAAATGCTTCAAAGTCACGAGTTTTCTCGAACTCTGGCAACAAGTCATGTCCGCCATCAAATCTTCCAGCCCACCAACCAGCAACTGCTGTCCACTCATCAGAAGATAACATTTTACTGCGTAATCTTTTGAGTGGAACACGAGTTGCAACAGAGCATATTCTTTGTAGTATAGAACGACTATCCATCTCAATAGTGAAATAAATAGCAGAACGACCACTTTCATATACGTTAGCTGCAATATTACAACAGGTAACTGACTTACCTGAACCACGTCTGCCTCCCACAAGCACCAAATCTTTGGGAGAGAACTGAATTTCCGAATCATATTCAGAATTGAGTCCTAAAGGTAAATACTTAGATAGTTCTTTATCATCTTCAAACAGAGAGATTCTTTCCATACTCTCTGCAGGGGGTTTGACATCTACCTGCTCACTTACCTTTAAAACTATTTCCTGTAATTGTTCTATGTTTTCTTCAGCTGTAGCCATTGCTACTGTATTATCTATATACTTATCTAGTTGGTCTAGAATTTCTACTTGTGCATACTCATTTTTCAAATAGTCAAGTAAAAGCCAAGCGTCGACCTCGACATCTACAGACTCGATAGCGAATATTTTTTCTTGTAGTTTTCTGTCACGGACTTCGTAACGTAGGTCTTCGAACTGTGGAAGGTCTTGATATTGTTCGATATGTTTATCAAGGATTTTGAATATCGGTTGGAAATCACCAGGTAGGTAATGTTCCTTGAGATTAGACCAAGTATCTAAATCATTCTGTACTATAATCTGCTTCAGTAAAGCACTCGCAATATTCAAACTAACTCTCCCAAGTATAAGATAAAAAATGGTAGGGACAGAACGCCCCTACCTAACTAAAATAGTACGAAATATTAACCTATTTCTTTTTTAGCAGCGCCGTTGTAGTCAGAACACTGAAGACCTCTTCTTGTCAACATTGTTTTAACTCCTCTAACTGTTTTGCCAATTGAATCAGCGATTTCTTCGACAGTCATGCCTGAGATATCGATGTCAGCTAAAACGTCAGCTTTGCTTGAACCTTTAGTTTCTTTCTGCTTAGGAATCGCATTGATTTCCCCACTTCTTAATAAAGATAGAGCTTTACCTCTGATTGAATTAACAGATTTGCCTAATGCTTCAGCAATTTCTTCTACGAAGCTACCGCCGTTTACCATTTCAACAAATGTTCCTTCTTCTTCAGGAGTATAAGTTCTAACTGTTTCTACTTTAGGAGCAGGTTTTACATGCTCAGTTAATTCCATAGAAAGGATTTTACCTTGAATTGACTTAGCTGAAAAAGCTCCGCCTTCAAAGTGTGATGCAATTTCTGCATATGTGTAAGAACCACTGTTATCAGTTACAAAAGCTGATAAAGTAGCTTCTTGGTCGTCTGAGAAAGACTTGGAAGCTGAAGCAGAAGCTAGTTCTACGTCATAACCCATCTTTCTTAGTTTGCTAGAAACTGATCTTGTAGATGTTTCTAACTGCTCTGCTGCTGAAGCAACAGTAGCTTGAGATATAGGGCTCTCATTGCCCACGAAAGAAGTTAACTCTGAAGTTCTTTCGTCTGTCCATTTTGGTAATGCCATTTTTAATTTTCCTCTAAAATGTCTTTTATGTTATTAATAATTGTTATACCCATTGTTTCTGCTTTCTTAGTTTTAGCACTTGCTATACCACTTTCATTAACTAAGATTGTTACATCTTTTGTTAGGTTATCCTTTACTGCGTAGCCGTTTTCTTCTAATACTTGCTTGGCGGCTGCTTTGGTAGGATAGCTTATTAGCTTACCTGAGATACAAACTGTTCCCTTAGTGTTCTCATGACTGACTTTCGCCTTACTGTCACAAGCAAAAGAAAAGGGTAGCTCGTAGTATTTTTCAAAGTGGAAAGTATTTACTAACCAATCTACAAGGTTCGACGCCGCTTTAGGACCCAGACCTGCCTCTACACAAATCTCTGGGGTTATCTCATGTATAAATGAGATGTGTTTCGCTAACTTTTGAGTGGCACTTGAGCCTATCAGCGGTATCGAAAATGCTGGTAATAAAACTGTTAGGTCACTACTCTTCGATTTTTCTATTTCTTGAAAGAGTTTGGTTCCCAGTTTTTCTGAATCCAGTAAGAATGATATCTCCTCTTGGGTGAGAGAATAAATATCATGATAATCTTCAAGACCTAGCTTTTCAATAGTTGAAGGGCCAAGTCCTTTGATTTTCAAAGTTTTCGCAAAGTGTTCAACACGCTTTGCTGATTGAGCGGGACAAAGTCTATTACGACAAAATAGTTGGTCGTTTACAAGTTCTAACACACTTGAGCATGTTGGGCAACTTGTTGGCGGTACTATCTCTGTCATATTGTCTTTCTCCCAAAATATAAGTATATTATATCAGATGAGAGAGCGTTTGTCAAGAATTATTTTTCGGGAAGTGGGATAAAATTTTAGAATCAATTTTGAAACACTCTGTATGCCCACCGAATTTTTCAGCTGGATAATGACGGTCGTCCTTAAACTTCTCGTGCAGTTCCTGCTCTTTTTTCCAGCAGTTATAAATCGTATCGTGATAGGTTCGTTGTATGCGTAAATCATACCCTTTAAAACCACGACTTCTTTTAATAACGTGCCTCCAATCTTTTCCTTTTGCTATTCCAACCTTAATACACTCCCTTACAAACGTCTTTTGATTGACTAAAATAACTCCATATAAAACGCCTTCTACTAACTGTTCGTCAGGTCGATTTTCAAAATAAGTTTTGTTATATACTCCACCACTCACTTAATCCACTCCCAACCTTCTGTGATTGAATCTTGGGCGGCTTGAACAAAATCTCTATCTTCTTCGGATAGAATAGACCAAAACTTACTAATGTGTAATGTTTGATTATAAACTTCATCGGGATTTTTCAGATGATAGTTTTTATACATAAGCATTTCTAGTTGGTCTAACCTATACTGTATTTTTTCTTTTAAGTCTTTGGGCTCCATTTCTCACAAGTCTCCTCTGATAACACCATACCTGCAGGAGATGTAACTCTACACCATCCTTCGCTTAGCTTTGGAGTTATTTGATGTATAGGCTCATAAAACTTACACTCACCGCAAGGGTTTTCTGGAAGTTTATTTGCTCTTTTCATTAGTTTTTTTCTTATCTGCATATACTTTAATTGTTTTTCTACCTGTTGTCCAGATAGCTACTAGTAATTTACGCTGGCGTTCCATCTTGATTGAGCATTTTTAAACAAAAATTCTCGGCGATATCTTCGCACCAGTATTCACTTTTGGTAGGATGCCACATAAGGAAGCCTCCTTTACCCGTTGCTTTATCTATAAGGTGCACTCCCCAATATTTGTTTTGGAGATGTCGAACTACTTGTCCGACTCGTGTTCCTTCCATATATTCTGAATATACTTCATATTCTTTCATTAGTCTACTCTCGCTACTATTTGGGGAATAATCTCCCCTGCTCTTATTACTTCAACCATACACCCTATTTCTAAGTCTAGTGACTCTATAATTGCCATATTGTGTAAGGTTGCTCTTGAAACTGTTGCTTCTCCTATTATACAGGGTTCTAGTATTGCTACTGGAGAAACTGCACCTGATTTTCCTACTTGCCATTTAACATCAAGTAGTTTTGTAACTACGCCTTCTTGCTTTTCTTTGAGAGCAAATGCTCCACGAGGATGATGAGAAGTATATCCTAACTCATCAAACTCTTTATGACTAACTATTCTCCAGACATCTCCATCTTGTGGAAACTGTTCCCAGTTTGAATCAATTGCTGTATTGAATCCTACATGCTGTAACATTCTCATATCTTCTACCCAGTCAGGGGTAATCGAAGGCTGTACGCCATAACTTACGAAAGTTAAGTCTCTTCGCTTAACTTCCTCAATATCTTTTAAGTTAAGCGCACCCGCTGCATAGTTACGAGCATTGGGTATTTCTTTTGGGGCTACTATCTCTCCTGTTACTTGGTGAGGTGCTTTGAAAGATATTGTATTTGGTACTAAATGTTTAATCTTATCTGTAATGTCTAAACCTTTCTTGCCATCTCCTCTTGTAAGTGCCATTGTTAGTTGACCATCTATATATTGAATACTAACTGCAGCTCCGTCTAATTTAGGGGTAACAGTTACTACTCCAGCTAAAAAAGTAGAAGGGTCTTTCTCTCCTTTGTAAATTTTCTGTAAAGAGTACATAGGAAACATATGAGGTATTCTTGCACCTTCATCTGAGCCAACAGCAGTAACGCCTACCTGTTCTTCTAATCTATCATAGACTTCATCAGGTATAATTGGATTACCACTATAGTAATCTGCTTTTGCTTGTTTTAAAAATGCCTCTAACTTGTTCATTACTTTCCTATGTGTTTTACTTCTTCTTTTGGTATAACCTGATACGCACCTTTGTTGTATGCAATCGATACGGTATAGTTCTCACTTGCTTTTTGCTTGTAAGAAGTATCACGCGCAGGTGTATACTCACTCAAAGGAGCGGAAGGATACTCTTTAGTTTCCCTACGAATTGTAGGCTCTGGAGCAAAGGTTTTCCACTGTTGCGCGGGACTGCGCACAGCTTTGGTAAACTTGCTTTTACGTTTGCGACCGTGTTGGTCATATGTCATGTGTCCTTTTATAATCATACATATATTATACACAATTTTTGAGGACTTGTCAAGAACTATTTTTGCTAAAGGTAGATTTCATCTAGCAAATCTCTGAAATTTTCTTCTATAATTGCTTTGGATTCTGCTAGTGAGAGGATTTCTACTAAACCTTGGAACAGATTTCTAGTGTTTTCCATATCTATTGGTATTGTTATTCCCTGATTGGAGGGTTTCCATTCTTCATCAAAGTCTAAATAGTATTTTCTTAGGGATATGTACTCTGTCTCACGAAATGTATTTATTACTAATCTAACTTGTTCGTGTTCAGTTTCTTGTATTATTTTTTCGTAAATTGCTGGTGCGTCTAAATCAATCATTGCGTATTACTCGGTTAAGAGGCACAATGCTCGTTACATTTTCAGGCACAAGTATTCTATAAGAATCCGTGTCCCAGCAAAATAATAAGGAAGTATGTTGTCCTTCCTTTGCTCTATTCTTTTTACTTTTTATATATTGAGTGCTAAAGTCTCTAGTACATACATTGTACTTTAGTTTACGAGAGTTCTGACTCCTATAAGTGATAATTGCATCCCCAGCATCATCGAGTTTCCTCTCAAAATCTTGTTTTTTCATGTGTCCTCCAATTTAATCTAACAAAAACTCTTTTGAATTGTTAAATTTTTGGTCACTTTTTCAAGATGCAAAAAATTGAGGCAATCACGATGACTGCCTCAACACACTAAATTACACTACTTATTTAATGATTCGATTACGTTTGCGAAGTAAACTGCTGCTTTACCAGTTAGTTTAGAAATGATTGCTGAGTCAACTTCTTGACCTGCATCACCTAGAACAGAAGTAAGTTTATCTTGAGCGTCTGCTACTGAAACTCTACCTCCGCCAGTGCTACCGCCACTTGACTTAGCTGCTGGAGTTTTTCTTACATATACTCCTGCTTTTGTTAATATCATTCTGACACCATTAGGGCTTTCTCCTAATTCTTCAGCGATGTCTTTTACTATCTCCATTGAAGTCTCAGGTGTAGGTTCTGCATCCTGATACATTTCAATTGCTTGCTCTTTAGATTCATCTGTCCAAGCCATTCTTCTTCTCCTATATTTTTTGTTATTGCGCATGAATTCAGGCATACCTGGAGCCCATCCTGTGGCGTCTCGCATTTGTTGGTAAAATCTGTCACTCATATTTGCTTGTTTTTTGTTTATAAATATATTATAATAAAATTATAACCAATTGTCAAGAACTATTTTTTAGTATCTATAACCAATGGTATTATTTAAAGTGTTTCTGCAAGGCATTTAGCATATCTTCTGCTTCTGCAAGTTTAGATAGTTCTTCTTTGATTGAAGCAACAATATCATTATGCTCTCCAATACCTACTGAATTTCTCATATAAACTCTTATGTTAGCTCTGTGATAAGCTATCTCTCCCTCTAAATGTTTTACTAAGTCGTTATACATTTCTGCTCCCAGTCTTCTATTGCTTTCTTTATACTTCCTTCTGCTAAAACTGAACAATGTAGTTTTATTGGAGGTAAGTCTAATGCATCTGCAATATCTTTGTCTTTAATTAATTTTGCTTCTTCTATTGTTCTTCCCTTTAGCATTTCTACAAACATTGTAGAGCTAGCTATAGCACTTCCACATCCGTAAGTTTTAAACTTTACGTCTACGATGCGTTCGGCGCTGTCAAGTTTCAACTGTAATTTCATTACATCACCACAAGCAGGTGCTCCAACCATTCCTGTTGCTACATTCTGGTCTTTTGGGTCAAATCTACCCACACTGAATTGTTTTGGTGAGTTTAATACTCCATAAAATCTTTCGTTTACTTCTTTACTATATGCCATTATTTAATGTCTATTACTCCGTTAACGAAGCCTCTTATAAACCTATCTAAATTTGATGGGAATATAAATGTTAATATTAAAAAGGGAAAGAATATAAAAAATATAATAAATACTATAAAAGTTGACAATAATGGTTTTTGTATCATTATATTAGTAGGTGCTAATGCCTTTACTAATTTATATGATGGCCACCATATTGAATACATTGCAGCGAGCACACCCGATAAGTATGCTGCAGCAATAATCTGCCATAAATCCATCCCTAGTTCTCCTTATATTATAAATACTTTTGCAAGTGTTCAAGTTTGCCCATATCATAAGCAGGTAGAGGATAGAACTTACCAGCATATGTTAAATGCGGAAAATATGTATCTTTTAGGTCATCTTGACTACATTCTATAGTATAGCATAGATAAACTTTATAACCTCTTTCTTCTGCTTTTTCTTCTTGAACTTCTCTTTGTACAATTGCAGGGTAGTTCTGTCGAACTGCCCAAATTTTTTCTCCAACCTCAAATTCTTCCGCTACACACTGTTCTGGTAGTATAGCGTTTTTTCTACCTTCATAGTCAGTCATAGCAAGCTTTTGTGGTATGCCTACTCTGTCTATAATTGCTTTTATAAAAGCTGGGGAACGATATAAGCTTTTAGCTATATCTGATATATTACTTCCATCTAAGTAGAAATTTACTACTTGTTTGATTTCCATTTCTGTTGCGCCTTTCCCTTTGTTTTGGGACTTGCGTCTTTCTCTATAAGCTACAGTCTCATCATGGTCAGCAATTATCTTGTTTAACCTTGTAGTATTATAACTTATATTTAATATACTACACGCTTCTTTCTTAGTTATAGGCTTTTCTGCTAATAATAGTTCTTTTACGTGCTGTATGTTTGTTTCTGTTAAATTTTCGTGTTTTCTTGTTTTAATTGCCACTTATACTCCTATTAGCCAAATTATTAGTACATATGTTAAAACATGGAGATATTGGTCTAAACCATGTAATCCCCAGTATAGTGTTTGTGTGTTATTTAGTTTAAATATTCTTTTTATATTGTTCTTTGCAAAATCAATATGGTAATGTAGTATGCCGTCCAATACCGACAGAAGTACTGCTAAAGGGAAACTTACATAAAACATCAGCACAATAAATGCGCCACCAACATGGTGTGCAGCATGAATTAGACCTCCTCTACTTCCATAAATACCTTTATCTTTCCAAGGTCTTTGAAGCAAATAGTCTGCTATAGTATGTTTTAGCATTAACCATATAAATATGATTAGTAGTTCACCCATCTTTATTTCCATTATTATACTGTGAAGTATAATACTTGTCATCTTCTTCTCTTTCTTTTTCTCGTTCTCCTAAAAGTATGATAGCATAATGAATAACCTTATATAAGTCTATATCATCTTTTCTATCAAACTTTTTTCCGTAACGCTGGGCATACTTAATTATGTTCCCAATACAGAAACCTTCTCCATGCCCTGAGTCGAAAATAAACTCAGTTGATTGTATTTTGCCACTACCATAATGCTGTTCATAGGTTTTATCAACATACATTTGTAGTTTTTTAAATACTACATCTTCTTTAAATTTATAATCCACCGATTAACTGCTCCAAGGCGCTATATCCGCCAATGTATTCCCCATCTTTTATTATTTGTGGGAAGGTTCTTGCACCAGGAAATTTTTCTCTCATTTCACTGAATCCATAGTCGACATCAAGTTGTTTATATACTACTTCATATCCTTTTCTTTCTGCTAAACCTTTTGCCATATCACAGTAAGGGCAGTTATCTTTTCCATAAATTTCTATCATTTTGCTGTAATCCTTTTCTCATAGTCAGCATAATCTTCATTCCACCAATCAGGTTTTTCACGATGAGACCACGCTGCAAATGTTGCTTTGTCTAAATGGTAATAATCACGGTAGCTTTGTATCGGATTATCATAATCTTTTAGTTCATCTGGCATTGCCAGTCCAAATGTTGTAAATCCTACACGAGGTAAATTCTTTGGGTCAGGTAGTTTATTTACTACTTGTTCTACTGATTTGTGTAATTTTCCATAACGGTAGTGGTATTCATCGTTCAATGCATTAGCATAGCAATGAACCCACTCATGGTTATCCAATGACTCTCTTGCCCAGATTGTGCAAGGATGATTGTACATCATTGGCAGGTAGGGGTAGGGACGTTCCTCAAGAGGTAAGTGTTTGATTTCAGCTTTTGCTTTATTCATCACTTCACGTTCTTCTGCGTTAAGAGCTCGAGGAACGAACCCTAATAATTCATCTATCCATATAGTAGTGCATAAGATTTGAGCAGCCTCAAGCGGCATCTTGACAATATGCTTGTCAACATGATACTGGGCTGCTTTGTCTAAATCTTCGTCTAAGTAGAATAAATTCATTTATGTCCAACACTTATATTCTTTACATTCACCTGTTGTTGCATCTACAGCTTTGCCACAGATTTCGCACTCATCAATATACCAAGTCTCAAAGGACTTGATTTCAGAGTTCCACATTTGACAGGTTTTTCTATCCATAATTTTTTTCATAAATATATTATACTAAAATTATAAACATAAGTCAAGAACTATTTTTTGGTTACTTTGAATTTATCTTATCTTTTGCTGTGCCAGCATAGAGTCCAAACCAAGCAGCTCCTGCACCTACAATCACAGAAATTAATCCTGATTGTTCGAGTGTTGGGTCTGGTAAGTTCATGAACCACATTGTTGCGTAGTATAATAAGAATATGTATACTGATAGAAAAGCTCTCGGAAAAATTCTCCACGCATCAATCATATTCGATAAAAATATCCAACGCTGCCAAGGGTTATCTGGTTCCTTATTTGCTTTGAGTTCTGTTATCTCAGCTTTGAGATTACTATTCTCAGTCACCAGTTCCATAAACTTACTTAAGTCTATCTCTACTTCGTTTCGTGACATATCGCCACTGAATCTTTCATCAGCCATTTGCTTTATCCTTTGCTTTGCCGATATTGAGGGCTAACATATCTATGAACTTATAAAGTTTGCCCATCCATTCGTCATCCTTTGGTGTCGGTGTTGACGCCGCAATTAAGCTTGCAATTGTTACTATAAGAGTAACTGTGCCTACTAATTCCATTAACATAATATTCTCCGCTTCTTAAGAAGCTGTGCCCATTAATTTGGGACTTCATAAGATACGATGGAGTTCATGTTTATATCTTCCCATCTATCTTGGTCAAGTCTAAAACAAACGATACTGTCAGAGTTCGATTGATTTACTCTTGAATTTGTTAATGACTCCTTCAATGTACAAGGAATCGTGTATTCTTTGTTTGATACTAGCGATACAAATGTTATATCTACTACTTCATTTTTTAATAACTTTTTTAGTTCTGCGAACATTATTTACCCCTGCTCTTTTAGCATCTGCGAGAACACTTGCTTCTCTAATTAACCAACTTCTATCACTAATAGGTTTGAGCATCCATAAAAAATCATTCTTTTCCATTTTCTAACTCTGCTACTCTATCTTCCAAATATTCAAGCCAATCCTCTATTTCTTCGAATCGTCCTTGAACTGCTGGATTTCTGTCAAAAAACTTAGCACCTTTATTCATTACTCTAAAGTAATGCCAGTCTTTAAAAAATTGTATTAATTTATTCCACATCAGGGGTATCGGGAGCAGTAACTTCTCTATAGTATATTACTACTTCTCCCATTTGTTTGATGTATCTTTTTAATTCTTGCATATCTTCTGCCATAACTTTGTAGTCACCCATAGTTGTTGCTACAAATAGGATTTCTCCATTGTTCTGTTCTCTCATTTCATCGAGGAACCTATCCATATAGGTATATCCTTCAGGCCAGTCTGGGTTTTCAGTTTCAGACTTATCACATGCTTTTGGTCTTTTATTGTCTACTTTTTTACAAGGGTTAGTGATTACTGCTTCTGATACAACAAACCATTTAGGAGCTGTAAGGGTTACAGGTCTTGGTAAATCTGGTTGCATAATATCAATTTTAAGTGGTTTTGATACTACCTCTAATTTCTTAGTAGGAAGCATTGAACAACTACTTGCTATCGTCAGCAGGCACAGTAAGCTTATATAATTCTTCTGTATCATTCTCCATTCCCTCCATCACTTTTTCACTTGCAGTATTCATTCTGTTTTCTATAAGTCCAGGCTTCTTTAATGCTAACATGTCTAAGTTATGTCTGCTAAAGATTGCAAGATACTCGGCTTTTTCTGCTTCTATTTCTGAGTTTCTTCTTGACATATTCATAAGAGATTTTCCTTGTTTCTCGTATGAATTTCTTAAAGCGTCCATTGCCTCTTGCTGAGCTTGAACTGCATTTTCTAGTTTGATGTTGTTCTCTTTTAAGGTATTGTTCTGTGTATATAAAAAGAATGTTATACCTCCAAGAGCAACAAGTAATCCCATTGTTAATTGGTTCATAATTCTTGTATCCTGTAATTAAGTCCTTCAGCACCACTAATTTCGACTAATTCGCCGTCTTCTGTAATGAATGATATAAACTTTGGTTGTTTTTTGATGAACTTCTTGACGATAAACTCTTGGTCGTCTGCGTCACCCCAAGTAGCATTATAGCTCACTTTGAGACTATAATAGGTAATAAATAGACTTTTAAACCAAAACCAGAAGGCTTGTAGTTTAGTCCAGATTTTCTTTAGAGTTTGTTTCATTTTGTTCATAATTGTGTTTCTGTGCAAGTTCTGCTGCCTCTTTTACATACTCGTCAAGAGTCATTCCTCTTTCTTGAGCATGAGCAGCCGCTTGCATTAATAATTCTTCTGTGAATTTAAATTTCACTCCAATCTTTTCCTTCAAACAAGAGAGCTTCTGCTTCTCTTCTGCGAATAAGTCCTTCTAGCACTTTACCACCTGCTTTGTTCCATCTTTTGATTTGTGCAGGTACGCCATCATAGTCCCCACTATTGAGAACTTTTAACATTGTACTTGCGTTTAGATTGCTTGGACCGAGATTGTATGTCCATGATACGAGTGCATCGAACATGCACTGGTCTATTGAGATTGTAACTGCGTCGTTAACAGCTTTTTCGTATTCCTCTAGTTCTTCTACTAGTAGCGAGTCCGCGACTGCTTTAGTTATTTGGTCGCCTGGTTTTACACCTTTGGTATGACCATATCCAATTGTCCAGACACCTGCTGCACATTGGTAGGCATTTAATTCTAAGCCTTCAAATTTTTTGATTAGGGATAAACCCTCTACTGATATTTTCATATGTTTCCTCTTGTTTAGAAGGCATTTAAAGAGCAAAGCTCTCTCCGCACCCGCATTGAGCTGTTGATAATGGTGTGCTGAATACAAATTGTTCTTGCAATCCTTCAGTTTCCATATCTATTTCTATTTTTTCGACCA